GTATGAACAGGGTCCTTATTGGCTTGAGAGCTTTGCACACTATGCAGAGAATAATGGTAAGAAAATTCAACTATATACCCAATCAATCGAACACTCAGAGAATCGTAGATTGATTCGTGACTCCTATATCTGTCCAGATTTCAGGAGTGACTGGCATCTTCAGTGTGGTTATATTCCCTGTCGTATACAAAAGAACATCAGTTATGGTAGAATTCCAGGGACGAATTCACCATTCATCAAGGAAGCCTTTGGTGACTATGTGGTTTTTGGTGGTACTCCAGAAACTCTCTATAGTAACCTTGTTCAAGCAGAGAGGAGTAGTAGTATTAATATGAGAGAAGCCATGCAGTTCATTAAGGACAAACATACTTACGTCAACCGCATTAATAATATTCTGAAATTCTTATGATTGGTTTTAATCATCTTGGTATTGTTGGAAGACTGGGTAACCAGATGTTCCAATATGCTACACTTCGTGGTATTGCACATCACAGAGGGTATGAATTCACTATCCCCGAAAGTGATTTTAAGGATGAGTGGAATGAACATCAACTCTTTGATGCATTCAATCTTCCACACTTAAAGAACAGAGGAAGAGTTTCTGATAAGTTTGTACAGGAAAGACAATTCAATTATGATTCTGAATTGGTTGAACAGTGTCCTGATGATATTAGTCTCTACGGATATTTTCAGACTGAAAAATACTTTTCACACATTGCAGACTCTATTAAAGAGGACTTTACATTCAAGAAGGATGTGGTGTCAAACTGTAAAGAAGTTATGGAGGAACTGTCAGAACCTATTGCACTTCATGTTCGTAGGACTGACTATGTTGAGAAAGCACAAGACCATCCCCCTTGTAGTTTGAAGTATTATCATACTGCACTAAAACGTTTCAATGAGAAGAGACCTGTTGTTATCTTTACTGATGATGTAAAGTGGTGTAAGGAACAGGATATCTTTAAACCAGACAGGTTCATGGTATCGGAGACGGACAACAATGTTTATGATTTGTGTCTTATGACTCTATGTACTGATTATATCATTGCAAATTCTTCATTCTCTTGGTGGGGTGCATGGTTGAGTCAGAATCCTGATCCAGAAGTTGTTGCACCTAAGACTTGGTTTGGTACTACAGGATATACTTCCAAGAATAATACTGTAGATATTGTCCCTAAGCGTTGGACTCAAATTTGATGACTAAACTTTCTATTGCTATTCCAACCTATGAGATGAATGGTAAAGGAGCCGAATATCTCACAGAGTTGTTTGAGTCTATTAAGTTCCAAACATTTCAGGACATTGAAGTTTGTATATCTGACCACTCACAGGATGATAGTATTCTAGATGTTTGTAGTGAGTATGCAAATTATTTTACTGTTCAGTACTATAAGAATGGGGAGAAGAGAGGTAATGGTCCTGCCAATACTAACTCTGCCGTAGAGATGTGTAGTGGTGATATCACTAAAATCATCTTCCAAGATGACTTGTTTATTAGTTCTGTTGCTCTTCAAAGAATTGTAGAGATCTATGAGGAACAAAACTGTAAGTGGTGTCTCAATGGGTTCTTACACACCAGTAATGGTAGAGAACACTTCCGACCAATGATTCCTAAGTGGACACCAGAAATGTTAGAAGGTCGTAATCTTCTTGGCAGTCCTTCTGGAGTTTCTTTCCTTACTAAAAAGTTTTTACCATTTGATGAAGAATTAGTATTACTTATGGATACTGATTTCTATCATAGAATGAGGTATAATCATGGTAAGCCATATATTCTTGAAGAACATCTAACATCAAATAGAGAACACGATAATCGTATCAGTTCTTCGACTGTTAAATATAATGCAAGGGTAGAACACTCTGAAGGTCCTTGGTTAGTTAATGCTGAAGAACTCAATTATATTGTGGACAAACATTTAGAAACAAGAAAGTATCCAGATGAACAAATTTGATCTATCAAGGGCAACCTTTATTATCCCAATCAGAATTGAATCTGATGACAGACTGAGGAATGTAATTACTTCAGTCTGTTTTTTGTTGTCTAATTTTAAAACCCATGTTATCATCAAGGAGGTTGATAAGACCTCTGTGTTTCATGAGAAGGCACTACCACAGATCAAAGAGTTCTGTGGAGACATTGGTGATCTAACTCATGTATTTGAACAGTCAGACTTACCTTCTTTTCATAGACAGAGAGTTCTGAATGATATGATTATGATGGTAAACACAGAATGTGTGGTCAACTATGATTGTGATGTCATCCTTCCTATTGCTTCTTACATGCAAGCATATGATAGGATCGTCACTCATCGTTCTGATGTAGTCTACCCCTATGGTAATGGAGACTTCCAAATACAAGTCTTCGCAGATGATCAAGTCGTCACAGATTTTCTTGTGAGTGACTTTGATTTTAATGCCTTTAAGGGTGTATCAAACACCTATGATGCTAAGTATGGTTTTGTTCAATTCTTCAACCGTGAGGTTTACATCGAAGGTGGTTTAGAAAACGAAAATTTTGTTGCATATGCTCCAGAGGATGTTGAGAGATATTATAGATACACTACACTGGGATACGGTGTTTCTAGAATCATTGATGTCATCTATCACTTAGAACATTCTAGAACTCCAAACTCTTGGTTCAGTAACCCATACATGTCTTCAAACAACGTTGAATGGGAAAAGATTCAAAGGATGGATAAAGAAACTTTGAGAGAGTATATTACAAATCAAGATTATTTAAAGGTGAGACTCGATGATAATAAAGGATAAAAATAAGTCAGCATTCAAACTAAGGAATTTTGGTCCTGTATATTGTATAAATCTCGATGATCAACCTGAGAGATGGGAGTATATGGAGGACCAGTTTAAATACTGGGAGATCACAAACTACCATCGTATCTCTGCCTATGATGGTAGAGATGATGATCTAAGTGAAATTCTCAAGGGTCGTTATCCAGATATGATGACTTCTGGTGAGATTGGCTGTACTACGTCTCATTTAAAAGCAATCAAACAATTTTATGATTCGGGTGAACCCTATGCAATCATGATGGAAGATGATTGTGAACTTGATTTGGTAAGGTTCTGGAACTTTACTTGGCAAGACTTCCACGCCAAGATTCCTTATGATTGGGATGTATGTCAGATTGCAATCATCTGTACAGGAGACATTCACATTAAGATTCATAAAAGGTTTGTGAATGAATTCTCTACAGCATGTTATATTATTACTAGGCACCATGCAGAGAAGTTAATTAGACTTCACTGTAGAGGTGATAAGTACAAATTGGATAATGGTGTTAGGCCACGTCCAGTTGCTGACGATCTGGTTTACAATTCGGGCAATACGTATGCCCTTCCACTTCTCTTATACAAGACAGAGTTGGGATCAAGTATTCATCCCGATCATGTAGAGGTCTTCCATAAAGGTAACTATCAGGCCCAGATGAATTTCTGGAGTCAGAAGGGAGCACAGATGTCTATCGATGAATTGATGGAGTTTGATCCTTATTTGGGTCGGGTATCCGATCCGACACAAAATAAGGGTTGACAAAATTCGATGTTCCTACTATCATAAATACTTAACCTTTTGTCTTTCAGATAATTAAAGTAGCAGAAGGTAATAAACGAGACATGTCGATGTCTCTATTCATCTGCGGGTAACCATTCCGCAAGTAACTAAAGGTAAATCAAATGATTAAATCTGTATTCGCAGCTGCTGCTGCTCTGTCTATGTCCGCAGGCGCTGCCCTTGCAGGTCCGTATGTTAATGTCGAAACCAATGCTGGTTGGACAGGTGATGACTATACGGGAGCTACAACTGACCTTCACGTAGGCTATGAAGGTTCTTTTGGAGACGCTTCATATTATGTTCAGGGTGGCCCAGCCGTGGTCGCTGCTGATGGCGTTGACACCGAAACTCAATTCTCTGGTAAAGCAGGTCTTGGTGTTCCTGTGACAGACTCACTTGGTGCATATGGCGAACTCAGCTTCTTGACTGCTGACGACTCTGATGATCTTGGAGTTGGTGGTAAGTTGGGTGTTAAGTACAACTTCTGATATTTAATACAACCATATTAACCATGGGGGGGGGTACGTACCCCCCTTTTTTATGCAAAAAATTATATTAAGTCCATCGTGAGTTGACAAAATCGTTACAATATTATATATTATAGTAGTAATTCGTTACATAAATTAAAATGACTTCATCTTCAGCAGTAGTTACAACCGAAGATGACGGCCGCCAGAACATGTTTGCTAAAGAGCCACGTATGTATATTGATCCTAAGGATGTGTCAGTAACTCAAGCAGAAAGATCAGAACTTCTTAATGGTCGTTTGGCGATGCTTGGATTTGTTACTGGTGCGATTTCTTATATTACCACTGGTAGTCTCTTCTTCTTTGGTACCCTAGGTTTTTGATAAGTTGTGGTTTCATCATAAAAGATTGTAAAAAGGAGTACTTGACAACGACTCAAATTTTATCTACTATAACTAGTGTAGCCTTCTTTGTTTTGTTGGCATGCTCCTTATAAAAATTATCAAGAATTAATAATATGACATTCAATATCACTCTTCGTTCTCCAGATAGTTCTGAACAAACTATCGATTGTGATGATGATCAGTATATCTTAGATTCAGCTGAAGAGCAGGGAGTTGATCTTCCATTTTCTTGTCGATCAGGTGTTTGTTCATCTTGTTGTGGTAAGATTGTAAGTGGAACAGTTGATCAGTCTGATCAGTTATTCCTTGATGATGATCAAATCGAACAAGGATTCGCACTTCTATGTGTATCATATCCAACTTCTGATTGTGTAATTGAAATTGAAAAAGAAGAGGAACTTTACTGATGGAAGTATTAATGATTGCTCTTATCAGTGGGGCCATTATTGGTGCATATAAACTTACTCCTAGAAAATAATGTCTTGTAATATTCGTAGATTATGACAAATCCAAATGGTCTCTATGAAGACATGGTGAAACTTAATGACCTTTATGATGAACTTTGTTGGGGACATGATGATGAATTAGAATTTCAAATAGAATACTTAGCAGATAAAGGTAGAATTGTTATTAAAAACAAAACTTTAGAGAAAAACAATGAACGAAAACGTAGAGCACGTTAATTACCAAGAATCATGAATTACGATGGAATTATATTTCAGTCTTTTGTTTTTATTATAATTTTTTACTTCATCTTCTTATTTTTAACAAGTAATGATGATGATGATCATGGTGGAGATGGTGGTATAATACAACCAACTTATGTTCCCTCAGAAAGTTCTATATGATACACACACTACTGATATTCATGGCTCTCCTGAATTTTATGTTTTATCCATTGATAATAGCAACTATAATTGCTGTTATCATAGAGCAATTGATAAGAAGGTTTGCTGATTCAGATCCACAGTCTTATTCTGATGCCCGTGCTATTCGTATTTCTATGGGAGTACGTAAGTTCTTTTATAGACAAACCTGGATTGTTAATTTTTTATGGTTCTTAGGATATTTGGTAATTATGTTTATGAATAGACAAGGACCACAGCAGATGCCAGATATGATTTGGCAAGGATAATATAAAGATGATGACACCAGTATATTAAGGTGTAAGGGTCCTCCTAAAAGGGCCCCTTTTCATAAATAATTTGAAATGCTTTACCAAAATGCCAGAAGAGATTAAGAAGGAAGATACGAAAAAGAAAAGTATTCTTGGTAAACTTAAAGAGGTAACAGACGACAAAGAAGAACAACTCGCTATTCTTAGTACCTTTGTTCGTCTTGGTATTCTTGTTTGGAGTGGCGGGATACTCACTCTCGCTTACATTAAACTTCCCCCAGCACTTGGAATACCAGAACAAAAACTAGATCCGACTTTCATTGCCAGTGTTTTTACTGGTGTTTTAGCAACGTTCGGCGTACAAGCTGCTAAAGGTAAAGATGGTGGAAATGCTAATGGTAATAATATAACTAAGGCAGACATGGAGAGACTGATTGAGAAAGCATCTCAGACTGCTCCTGCACAGATAATTAGAATTGAACAAGGACCGGTCCAACTAACTCAGGTACCACCCCAAACTGACGAAAACTATAAAATGTAAGATAATAAGGTGTTGTTTTGGTTCTCTAACACTGTCTTGAAATACTCATAATAATAGTTAATAATACCTATTAGGAAAATAAATATTAGTGTTGTTGGGATTGAAAGATCATGCCCCAGTCACATTATATGGTTCAGTACTTAGATCAAACAAGGCATCATCAAACAATCTGCGAGTATGCAGAAGATGCTTTTCAAGCAAAGAAGCAAGCAGTTCAAGACGTACCATATCTCAAATCACATCCTAGTTCAATAGATTGTATATTGACTGAAGAGTCTCAATTTTGTGCAGTAGTATAAATTATGAGTATTCTTAAAATTCTTATCTGGGGATTAATTGCCAGAGCATTCTTTGTGTTGCCTGGATATGCATACACTGGCGGGGTTCACTTATCATGATACTACAATTTGCACATCTAATAGGTCAACATACAAACTTCTTGGTAGTAGGAAGTGTTTTTATGTTAGCACCTTTTTCTTTCTTCTGTATAGATTCTTTGCAAAATCTTTATAGATACCAAGAGCATTGATATAGATAATTTTATTTTTAGTATATTTTATTAATAAATACGAATAGGGAGACTGGGAACCTTTTACAAGTAAGAATAAATGACCTCTTTGATAATTCCTAAGATCAATCTTGTATTGATAGGGTGTTTGTTACCATTAGGTTTAATAGTTGTTATTTTAAAACTGTCAGTTTGGATGTCAGCGGTCAATACCGAACGGATTTATGTCGGAAAAGAACCTCTACGAAAGCGAGGGCCCTTTGTGGAAAATCCGTATGCAGACGTTAATGAGAAAGAAGAAGAGTATGGATATCGCACAGATTATCGATGATTGAGGATGAGTTTGGAGTGTATTTTATATGTTGTCTGCTGGACTTATTGGAACTTGGTATGTGATTTACTACATACTTAGGACAGTATACATTGAGATGAGTGAAGATGGCATCACAAAAAACACTTAAGGATTGTAAAACAGAAGCCCATATTGCAGTTTTAAATGCTAAGGTAGATGGATTAGTAGAAGAACAGAAATCTCTTAGAGAACGAGTTCGTGCTAATGAAAGAGTAGTTGCTATTGTATCTGCTATTGGTATTGGAGTAGGTGGTGTTGGTGGCACATTACTTTTAGGTCAACAACCTGCAAATGCC